TTGATTAGGGTTAGGTATAATATATTCTCTACCTTTAAACGAAGATAGATCCAAAGTAAACGTTAGTCCAAAAGAGTTAAAATTATTAGTACCTGTATTTTTGTACGAAAGTTGAAATGGAAATATATTAGTATTTTTTTCATTTACTATACCACCGAATAAACTAGGGCCATGTCTTTGAGTTAAGTTATTTGTTGGATTGGTACTATCAAATAATAAATCTACATTCCCACTTTGTTCATTACCAGTTATTCTATATAAATCATTTGCTAGATATTTTTTAATTAAATCCTTTTCTATAGTAAATCTTAAATTCTCTAAAGTTTTTATTTCGTTACGAAAGTATCTTGCTGGTAATCTAGTAAAGTCAGTAAATCTATCATTGATACTCAAAATAGAACTAGGTGTAGAAATATTATTAGTTTGTACTTTTAATTGTTGACCGTCTTTATTAATAGTTAACACCTGTAGTATATTAGGTGTTTCTTTCAATACTCTATTATCAAGATTCGAAGCTAAATCTGGGTCCACTAAATGAGTATTATATATAAACTCATCTGATACATAATGTTCTATTTCTATTTCTATATCGTTAGCAATACGTGCTACATTTATATCTTGTATATTAGTTTCAGTATTCTTTGTAATAAAATCTTTATCACTTAATAATTTGGAAATATAATTTTTAAGATATAATTTAATTCCAGCTTTAGATGTTTTAAGTTTGTTTTTTGTAGTACTAAACTTTACTTCATCGCGTAATTCTTTTACTTTTAATAATTGATTACGAACAATTTGTACAAAATAATGTACCCCTAATTCTAATTCATAAATATCATCTATATCTATTTCATTTAAAAATCTCCCAACATTCGAATCCAATGTATCTAACGATAAATTTTTTAAAAATTGGGTATAAATGTCCCTAGTGTAATTGTTCTTAACATCTGTTTTACTCTGTTTAGCTTCTTTCCAGTCTACTAGATAGTTGTTGTAAAGAATAGATAATTCTGAAGCAGTGTCTATATCAGTATAGTATTGTTTCCATTCTATAAAAGATAATGGATTAGTAGTATTTAAATTTAAATCTGCTATCATATGTTAAGACCTTTCCTTATTTGAAAGTCTAAATTTTTATAAATTATTCCGTCATCATTATTCCAATTACCGCTTAAAGATGACGCTGACCTAGATATAGTTGTATATGTATTATTATAATCAATAATATTATTTTCTAAATTTTTATCAGCTGACGTAGAGTCATATGTTGTGTATGGATAAAAATCATAAAATGTAGATAACCCACTAGCGCCCGATACAGATGTATCTAATGGCCAACCCCAGGTACTATATACATTATATGCAGACAACGGGTATGAGGAGTCTGCAGTAGCACCACCGCGGCTGGTCGGAGGAGTAAAATCGGATGTCCAAATTGCGGTTCTTGTTATTCTGAACTCGTCTATATAACCATGCATACTGTCTATATTAGAGCTGGGATTTCTAACCCGAGCGCCAATATAAACCGGAAATTCGACTCCCGAAGCATTCGTTAGTGCAATTAGATCCGCTGTCCCAGACAATGGGTTGTACCAGTAATTTCCGGTGCTTGATCGTGTAGTATATCCACCCTGATTCGTTCCTTTATTAATTGGCCAAGGCTGGGCATCCTCATCGCTTTTGGCCTGTAAAACACCATCAATAAAAATATAAAAATAAGCACCACTCCTTACTGCTGCGATATGATGCCATGTATCGGTAGAAATCGTACCGTTAGGCGTTCTCATATCTATTGTTTCTGAACCAGTGCTGGCAACCAGTTCATGGTATGTTGCTCTTATTAACCAACGAATCGCTCCATCTGCGGTAACCTCTAAAGCATGTAACATATTATTATTAGTTTTACAGCCTTGACTAAATACAGCTTCGTAATCATCAAATGATTCGACATACATCCAGCAATCAATAGTAAAATCGTCTGTCCTAAAGACGAAATCATCATGAGGACCTGCACATAAGTAATCCGCATTGGTGCCGCCACTATCTCCATCAATCTTAATTGACCCACCGGTAAACTTCGACTGTGTAGTACTATGAGTTGCATTCCTATTCGCAGTAATAGTATGTGTAGTTGTACTAGTGCTAGAATCTAAAAAGGATGCACCACTTCCAACGTTACCACGTATCAGTAATACTGGATCTACTGCGTACACATTTGTTGATGCAATTTTTTGAGGTTTAACAATTATAAATTCGTTATTAAATCTTTGTCTTGCTACGAAGTTAGTATAAGCTGTTACAGTATACGTAGAAGAGGTAATTGGGTTGTCATAATCCACATTACGACCTGCTGCAGAAGAGGTATAAAAATTAGAGTTTAATTCTTCTGATTGTTGTACATAGTTACCTAATAGTTTAGATAATTTTATACTAAATGTGTCATATAAACGTTTTAACTCTGATGGTGGTTGTGGTAAAATTATATCTATATCTTCATTCATTAAATAATAAAATGATTGTAATTGATCTACTTTACATAAATCTACATCATTATGATTATTAACAAAGTTTGCAATTTTAGAAAATACTGTTTTACCAAATGTAGTAGGACTAGAACTTGCTTCTCCAACAAACGATGTAAAAATACCATCGAATAAATTATCATATTCATGCATGAAGGACTGAAATCTATAACCCTTTATCACTTCAGAATAATCTATATCTTCATTTTGTAAATAAAATACTGTATCGTTAGTAGAAGGGTAAACAGTAAACGTATATGAACCAGTATAATGTTCAGTTGATTCGCCTATATTAGCTCCAACATTACCATGACCAGACAACGCAGTGCTTGATTCTAGGGTTGGTATGTTAGCAGATATATTTAAACTCCATGTACCAGAACTGAGTGGGTCAACATTAAGGTATAAGTAACTACTCAATTCTGTATTACCAGTAGTAGTATTATACGGAAATTTATTAGTACTAATACTACTTATATTTGACGTATGAGTATCGCTTCCACTTACCCAAGTTGCGTGAAAGGTATAATCAGCAGATATAGATGTAAGTTCATTATTACTAGTTCGCAAAAATTGTGGATAATTTTTTAGAATATTTTTATTTTTATCTTGTAGCCCAACAAATACTTGAAATTTATCTCCCTGACGTTTATAATTAATACCAGACATTTCTTTCATTCCTGTAGAAGTAAAAGAAAATAAATCCGATAAGTCAGGTACAGGTCGTATTACTTTAACTAAAATACCGGTATAATTCTTAGAAGCAGCTCCACCGGTTTCTAAATATGATTGGCCGCTACCGTTTATGTCAAACGAAATATCATCAACATAAAAGTTTTTTAATCTATGTTTACTAGTGTCTAATTTTACGATTAACTGTACTCCAGGATCAGTGTTAGGAGTGTCATCATAATATAATATTTGTGGATTTTCATAATCAACAGGTTGTTTTACCGCTCCAGTGAGACCACCAGTTGATGTAGTAGTATCTACCCCTGTAAGAGTACCATTAAAAGAACCTAAAACATATACATCAAACCCTTCAGCAGACAAAGTACTAACAGCACTCGGAATGACAGGTTTAATTTTTCCATTAGTTGGATCTACAGTATAATTCCTTTGTTGTAAGTTTATCGTTAACCCTGTAGGAGTGATTAAGTTTTGCTTTGAGGTCTCATGCTCAATTTCATAAAAAGCATTATACGGTATTAAGTGTGCATATTTACTTTTAGTATCGTATGGTTTTGATTTACTACCACTTGCTGTTACAAATAAAGTATATTCGTCTGTATCTATTGTATCTTGCCACGAAGCAGATACAGCAGTACTAAAATGCTGACCAGGGTCTGTTATACTACCAGCTTCAAAAAACGCACCTGAAATACTATCGAGTTCTGTATTAGATATTTGAATATTAGTTTCAACGTAATTATAAACTGATACAGTACTTGTAAAAGTGTTTAAGTATGTATTACCATCTATGTCATAAAAATATACCCCTACAGTATAGATACCAGGTACTTTATATGTGTGAGTCGTTGTAGGTGTATTTGCAGCACTTAATGTGTAACCGTCACCAAAATCCCATACTGCGATAGATGTAGATATAGGAGGATCTATTAAATTAACTACACCTGTTAAAGAATCTGATATAGTGGAACCAGTAGTTACTGTTGTGAAAGTAAATTCACTTATTCGAGTGAACCCGCTATGACTCGCAGATAGAGAGTGTATGACGTTTACCGGGGCTGGTACAGAGCCAGATGTATTTACCGTAGTAGTAAACGGCAATGGCACACTTAATGGACATTTTTCCTTTACACTCATTAATATTCAACTACACGTTTGTTAGTTACTAAAGATTTTATTTGTATTTTTTCTTTAAAGGCAACAGGGTTTTCTATATACGGTATTTGAAACGGTAGTAGTTGACACCTAGTGTCGAATTCTTTTTTATCTCTCCCGTTATAAATTGGATTAAAAACACAAAATGATAACCCAGGTATACCTCTATCTAAGTCTGTTCTTATAGTTTCAATAGAATTAATTCCTTGTATTTTTTCTAATTCGTTATTTAAAAATCTTACATCAATAACATCTCCGAGCTTAAGCCCGTTTACATAACTAGTTATTATATTATAAACTTTACTCTTTAAATCGTCCTCGTTTATTAACGCTCTAGCTTCTTTAGTAATAACTAACTTAGTTTGATCTTTATAACTTAGTTTGTTAACCTCTCCTGACATCTTCAAAGATAAATCTAAGTTTAGATATACAGGATCTATAAAAGCTATTTCACTATTTAGTAATTTAAATTCTGCAATCTCATTACGTATTTTTTCTTTTAACGCATTTGACAAATAATTAGATCTAGTTACTACAGATTTATTTTTTCTTAAATTAGGTACTATAGTAAGATATATGTTGTTTGCATCAGCACTATCTGCAAAAAAGTATTGATTAAATAATGCGTTTGTTTCTTGTGTATAATCTGTTAATCCTAACTCATTTTGTAAATAACCTAGATACTCGTTTGTATAATCACTATTGTTTTGTACTGTTACATCATATACTAAGTTTTTATAATTACGTTCTATAAAACTCTTATAGTCTGGTTTAGTTGTAAGTTTATATTCTGAACTAAAAAATCTAGGTGCGTTTTGTTTTATATCATCAAGAGTTTCTTCTTCTCCAAAGTCTGTACTATCTTCAGTATTGCTTACAGTAGAGTTGACTATAGTTCCTATAGTTAAAAAGCTAAGCGAAGTATCTTGTACGTCAGTAAGAATCTCATCGTATTGAGCAGTATTGTAAATATTTAAACTACTACTATTAAATGTATTTTTAGTTACCTTACCATCTGTACCAGAAGATCTAAGATAGTAAATTGCAACCTGGTCTCCTTGATTTAATTTTCTACCATTTACATTATTACCAAATTTTAATTCGTAATTTTTATTTTCATTATATCTTATTTCAAATGTTCTTTCATTAGGTTTAGAAAGATAAATAGATGGTACTCTATTCCATGTATACCATTTGTTTTGTTCGTTAACTTCTTTTACGTAAACAAAAATATTAAAATGATCTATTATTGTATTATTACCAGGTAATAAATTTACTACTTCAAATCCTTCTCCAAGAGCTGCTGCAACTGGATATTCTTCTAAAGTACCTTCATACATTAACTGACTGCCTATTGCAGTTATTGTTTCGGTTTCAGATGTAAGTTTCTCAAAAGTTACATCTCTAGTAAAAGTAAATGTTTTACCTTGACTGCTAGCAAATGTGAATTTTGGTATTGTATAATAACCTGCAGATAGATCAGATGTTCCTTTTACATCTACCGGTAGTACTGATGTTTGCTTACCAACAGGTTTGTAGTCGATAAGTTTTACTATACGGTTTATATTTTCATATAATTCAGCATCATTAAAATTACTTTCTGCACTAGTTTGGTTTAAGTAAAAAAGTAATGTATGATAAGAGTATGCAATAATATCTATTAGCGCAGAAATATTACTACCCTCGAAATTTTGATCTGTAAAGTTTATCGTAGTGTCGTTATTAATTCTATCGATAATAAGATCACGTAGACTCTGAGCATCAAAGCCTGTATATGCATTAGTTGGTAGATTAAATTCTGTGAAGTTTGCCATAATTATGAGTAATTAAATCCTTGTGTTGTTAATAAGCCAGTAGCTGTCCCTTTTTTATTATTTAGCGATGGGATAGTAATTGATATACTAATTTTATACTCATTGTTGTTTGGTCTAGCAACAACAGTAACATCATCTACAACTATCCTTGGTTCATATATACCTAATTCTTCAAATATTGTTTGCCCAATCGTCTGACCGTTTTCTTTTGAAACATTCTCAAACAAGTATTGTTCTAAATCTAAACCAAAGGTAGGGTCGAGTATTTTTTGACCTTTTTTTGTATTAAAAATGTTACGAATAGAGTTATAAATAGCTTGTTCATCGTAATCAATTTTTAAATCTTGTTTATTTTTAGATGTACCAGTTGGCTTATCTGGAGTTTTAGCACTTAAATCTATATCTAAATGTAAATCGGCATATGAGTAAGAACGAAAGCTATTGTTATTCTTTACATCTTTTAATATATCTAATTTAAGAGCCATGTATAATTATTTAATTTAAAAATGCTAAAAACAATAAATAATTTAAATGAGTAAATTTGATACTATATTTGAGGCGCAAATTGAAAGGTTTGTTAAATCTGGTCCAATTGCAGGAGATTATGTAAAATTTGCAAGTAGTTTGAAGTCTTCTGATTGGTACTCTACCCTAGACGAAGCTCGTAAAGCATACGTAGATGAAATTATTACAGTATCAGAAGAGGGTAAACCTCTTATGTTATCTACAATAAAACGAGGTATATATGAAACAGATACTACAGATACAGATAGACAAATAGCTGATATCGCGGTTGAAGTTTCTCCGGGTTTTTACGCTCAAAAATTAACTATACCATTAGAATTACTAGAATTTGCGATTTCTTCAGCAGATGCTCGCGGAACTCAGAAAGACCCAACTAATGATCAAAAAAATCCCACTACTTTAAAACCTGAAGAAGTGGAAGATAAAGCGATTGATGTTGGTCAGCAAACTAAAGTACCAGACGGTGATTATAAATTAACTACTGCGAAGTACTTAAACGCGTAATTCAAGCATACAAGAATAGAAGTTGATCTCCTGATCTATACACTGACTATTCTGATAAAAATATCTCGAGACTGTAATTAAACAGTCTCTTTTTTTATCTTCGTTTATAGAAGATTCGTACAAATAGTCAAATAACTTTTTAAATAACATATCATAATCATTATTAAATAGTGCTTCATTTTCAATAATATACTTGCGTATTTTCATGTATTGTTTTTTAGGCAATAAATCTGATATAATTTCTTCAAAAAAGTTATGTGCATCAAAATCTCTTTGTTGGTTACCATCAGATAAATGATATTTTTGTATAGTATTAATACCTTTACGGAAATCCGGATAACAGCTATCAACAATATCCATAAAGTCTTCTTTCTTTATAGACATATCTTCTTTCTTTACTATAGAAATAAGCTTAGCTATATATGCAGATTTGTCGTAATTAATATCAATAGTTTGACATCTGCTCTGCAAAGCAGGTATAATCTTATGTTTATAGTTAGCTGTAAGTACGAATCTAGTTAAATCGTGATATTCTTCAATAGAATTACGTAATGCCTTTTGAGCATCGACAGATAAACCATCACACTCATCTAATATAATTACTTTAATATCTCCGAATAAACTCTTAGTTTGAGCAAAGCTAAGTACTTTAGTTCTAATAGTATCAATACCATTTTCATCAGAAGCATTAATATATAGATATTGACATTTAAGAATATCGTTAACTA